AGGCGGATAACAAAGAGAAAACCGAAGAGCGGATCAAACTTCTCAAAACGAAGATTAACGAATTTCTTAAACTGTCAATGGATGACAAACTGAAAGAACATGGTCGCGACCCGCAGAAGGGGCGGGATCAGGTTGCTCAACCGTCGTTCCTTGGCATGACCCCGGAGCAGATCCAGAAGAAAGCGAAGGCAGATCCGGAATGGTTCAGGAAGAACGAATCTGAGATTATCGCCGCTCTTGCTGCCGGGAAATTCAAAGCATAACCTCTTTTCAATAAGGAGTATTTAGAATGGCTATTAACAACTTTATCCCCGAAATCTGGTCAGCAAAACTGTTTTCAGATTTCGATAAGGCGTTCGTGTTCGCCAACGTAGTCAACCGTGATTACGAAGGCGAGATTTCCGGGGCAGGAGATACCGTCCGTATCAACGCGGTTGGTCCTATCACCGTAAACACGTATACCAAGAACAGCACGTCAGATATCACCGTCCAGGACCTTACCGGCCTTCAGACTGTCCTTAACATCGACAAACAGGACTACTTTGCGTTCCAGATCGACGACGTGGACACCGCGCAGACCAAGCCCAAAGTTATGGGTGAAGCCATGCGGAAAGCCGCAGTTGCTCTCGCGCAGAAGGTTGAAACCAACATTGCAGGTCTTTATACTGACGCGGGCGCGACGGTCACTTCAACTGCCTGTGGTCCTACCGCAGTAACGGAAGTTCTGGCAAAGATCCACCGTGCGTTAGACGAGAACGACGTTCCCCGCGCAGGTCGCTGGATTGTAGTTCCCCCGTGGATGCAGACTGTCATGGTTCAGGCAGAAATCCTGAAGTGGATCGGCACACCTTCCGGTAACGGCGGAGCTGCCAACGGGTTCGTTGGCGATATCCTCGGATTCAACGTCTACACCTGCAACTCCCTGACCGAAACCACAGCATCCGGCTCAACCGCCCGCCAGCACTATGTCATGGCAGGAACCAACGACGCGATCACGTTCGCTAACCAGATCGTCAAGACCGAAGCTTACCGGCAGGAAGGCAAGTTCAGCGATGCCGTCAAAGGTCTTCACGTCTACGGCATGAAAGTCGTCCAGCCCAAAGCTCTGGTATGTGCAACGCTCTGTGAGAGTACGGTGTGAGGTGAAAAGAAATGGCACAAGCAGTTTATCCTTCAACAATGGCAATTAACAACGTGGGAGCAGCGTTTACTAGTGACAACTATTTCGCTCCGACCTCTACCGGATACTTTGATATCAAGATCTCCGATGGCGGTAAGGTTGGCCTGATGGTTACTTACCTGCCGGCATCCTCGCTTGGCTCGATCAGGCTTAACGTCCAGTATCCGTCATCGACTGACGGCGCATGGGGTTACGGCGTTGGCGGCGGTGTAGCCAAGGGTTCAACGACCCTCAAACGGGCTACCAACGATTTCAACGCATCAAGTTCTGAATACTCACAGACCTTCTTCGGTCCGTTTGAAACCGCACGGTATGGTTGCCTGTCAACGATCACCGCGCTGGCAAACCACCGGGTAATTAAGGTCTTGTTCGATGCCTGCACGACAGACAGCGCAACCCAGTACCTTAACCTGTCCTCGAACTCTACAACCATCGCTACGGTTGCCACAACCATTCATGTTATGGCGTTCGAGATGCCGTGATAAGAACATCAAACCCTCTCCACAATCTCACCCAATTTTTTTAACATATGTTAAGGAGTGCTGCGATAAGACAATGGATACAATAACGGAACCTACAAAAGAACTGACTGAGCAGAAGACCGAAGAACTGTTGAAACAGGCAGAAGCGGTTATTAAACCGATACCCGTCCCGACAGAGGAACAGACTAAGATAATGTCAATGTTCCCCCCGCAGGGAACTACCGCACCCAAGATCGCCCGGACGATAGAGGATGTCAATAAAATGAATCCTCCGGAACCTATCCGGAACGCGATCTATCTTGACGATAAAGGTAACCTGTTACCCGAATGGCAACAGGTCGCCCGGATGTATCATCGTCCTGTCAAGAAAGTCGCGATCTGTGGGTTTGCGGATACCGTCGTTGATGCTCCATACACCGACCCAACGTGGGAAATCTGGGGACTTAACGACCTTCACGGGCGAATTATAACGTTCCCCGGAGGCAGGTTTGACCGGTGGTTTGACCTTCATGACATTGACAACATCAATGAAGATGTCAACCTTATGCGGAACAAAGGTATCACTCCCCCGGAGAATATCGGTCTTGCCGGCCTGTCAAAACTTAACGTTCCGGTCTACATGCAGAAAAAAGTAGATTCCGTTCCTAACTCCATTGCGTTCCCGCTCAAAGAAGTTACTACCGCGTTCCCGTTCGGCACCTACATGACGAACTCGATCTCGTATATGATCGCGCTTGCTATCTACGAGGGATACCAGGAAATCTCAGTTTATGGGGTAGACATGGCGGTTGGCGACGAGTATGTCGCTCAAAGGCCGTCCTGTGAATACTGGTTAGGCGTGGCGGCCGGCAGGGGTATAAAACTGTATATTCCCACGGCGTCCGACCTGCTGAAATGCGCCTGTATGTACGCGTTCGAGAGCAAGAAACAGAACGAGTTCGAAACAAAAGTTGCCCGCACTATCGACGAGATGCTAAAACGTCAGGCGGGGATCAACGAACAGCTGAACCAAGGCCAGCGGGCGTTATGGCAATACGAAGGCGCAGTCGGGGCACTCCGTGAAATGAAAAAAGTATGGGCGAATTGTGGAACATCGTTATCACCAAACCTGAAAACGAGTTAACAACCCTAACATGAGGGGTCAGCATGATAACCACACTCGAAGTATGCGATATGTTGGGCATGACTACCGCCAGCGCGAAATACTCGCAGGTATCCGCCTTACTACCCCTTATCACGGTACAGATTAACGACTACTGTAATGGCGCGTTCAGCCATCAGGTAAAAGAAGAATCTATCACTTTCTCAGCTATCGGCTCGTCCGGTTACAAATCGTTAGCGTCCCAACCGGTTATACCGGGTTCGGTTTACGTCACGTCAACCGCACGGGATACCGCTTATTACGGCGACTGCATGAACACCCAGATCGCCTATCCCCGCATCAACATTCCAAGCACGTATGTTGAAGATTACCGGATAGATTACGAGAGCGGCAGGATCTACGTTCCAACCACCGACAGCCAGATCGGGTCTACTGATAGCGTGCTGGTCACTTACTCTTATATCGACCTTCACGGGGGCGGTAAGATCGCCGCTGCCAAGATGGTAGAAATGATGACCACCAGACCTGCTGGTGTAGCCCTCGAATCCGTTGGATCGCTCAGCCGGGCATATACCGCAACAGATCCCATAATTAAGGAACTGTTAGCACCATACCGGCGGATAGGGTGGGTATAATGTCCCATATGTCCGATCTGCTGGAAAAATGGTCGCATCAGACGGTTACTATCGAACATTCCGGCGGCACATGGGACGCTGAAGGGAACCCGGTACTCGGTACATCCAGCGGTAACACCTGTATCATCCAGCAGATCAACAAACTCATTACCGACGCCAGCGGGATGGAGAAGGTCAGCACGTGCCAGATCTTCTTATCGGGCAACTCTACTATCGGTTACAACGACAAACTCACTCTCCCCGACGGGTCACAACCGAAGATCCTGTCTATCGAATACATGCCGGATTTCGACGGGAACAACGAATACGTGCGGGTGTACACATGAGCGACAGACCACACACTGACCGGGAACTCCTGTTGATGATCCACGAGAACGTCAAGGGGTTAGTTGAATGTAAAGACGACCATGAGAAACGGATCCGCATCCTTGAAAACTGGCAGTGGAAAGCCACGGGAGTTGCGACCGCAGTATCGGGAACCTTCGGAACAATAGTAGGTCTGTTGATCGGGAAGGGGGGGAACTGAATGGCGAACATCAAGATCGTGGGGGTCGAGGAACTTAACGCCAACCTTCTCGCGTTGAAAACATACCTGCCTAAACAGTTAGGTGTGGCAATGCGGGGTGAAATGGATGCGGTTGCGCAGGACTCGATTAAACAGTGTCCGTATGATGATGATAACCCGCATCTTGATTTCCCGCACCTTGCTGATACCCTCCAAGTATCCGGCCCGGATTTCGAGGGGGATAACATTACCGTGGGTATATCTTACGGCAACGAGTCGGACGAAACCGGCATTTATGCTATCGTCCAGCACGAAGACCTGTCGCTCCACCACACGCATCCCGGAACTAAAGCTAAGTATCTCGAAGACCCGTTCAACGCCCGCGCTAAGTACATCCCTACAAACGTTATCAAAGGTATAACGCTGCAAGTCAAAGGCGGGGTTTATTCCCCGGCGCAAACTCCCGGCGGCGCTACGTTCCAGAGTTTTACCGCGTCAGATGTTGCCTATGCCATGCGGGATAGGTATAACATCGGGCAACAACTCGGGAGGTTCGCATGAACGTCCTATCTGACATGAGATCATGGTTGACCTCATCAAGTACTGGATACGGTCAGATCGGGGCGGGGTCAACCGCATGGACCGTATACCTGAACAAACGGCCTGCAAGTACGGGGAACTTCATAGTGCTCCACCAATACGGCGGTCTGGCACCAACCGCCATAGCTGACGGAACTATCGACAATCCCCGCGTCCAGGTCGAACTTCTTACCGCCGTCACATCCGATAGCGGGTATTATACCGCGCTGGCAATTCAGAACCGGCTTAGGTATGTATCGAACATGTGGATCCCTACAAGCAGTACCGGCGACCTGTTCTTCTCAATCGACCCGCTCCAATCACCTATGCCGTTGGGCGTTGATGAGAACAACCGGATGCAATGGGTCCAGAATTTCCAGATCAGAATTTCTTATAACTAAAAGGAGTACTCAAAATGTCAACTTTCATTAATGGAAGGAACGCCTTCGGGAGCCTGTTTGCTTATTCGAGCGTGGGATCCTCAGGGACGTTTACTGATATTGCTAACGTGATATCGATCACTGCACCGTCATATTCACGGGGGGCGGTTGATATCACAAACATGGGAACAACCGATTATTTCGAACAGGCGATTTCCGGCGGGATTATCCGGTCAGGGAACGTCGGGTTTACCTGCGTATACCTGTCAACCGTCACACAGGAAATCACTACCATCCCGGCGGATTTCATTGCGGGGACACGGAGCGGGTTTAAGATCACTGTCGCCGGCACCAGTTCGTACAACATCTGGTATGGTGACTTCTACATCACCGGATATACCCCGATGGCTCTACCGGGACAGGAAGGGTTAGTTACTTTCGAACTTACCGGAAAGGTCACGGGCAAACCAACGATTGCGTCAGCTACGTAGGTGCGTTATGCGATCAACCCCCTTTTTTTTGGGCGGGAAGTTGTATCATATCAGGTATGACCTTAACGCCGTATGGGATATGGACCATCTTATCACCGGGGGGTTTTATTCCATCCTTGACCGCCCGTTGACACTGGAATTTATCGCGGATCTTCTGTGGTTTGGCCTGAAATGGGATAACCCTGATCTCACAGCATTAGACACACGGAAGATCCTGCTGGATACGATCAAACAAAAATATACCATATGGAACAGAATTGGTAGGTATTTCACCAAACAGGATGATAGTCCGGTCTTATTAAACCTCCTCATGCTCTGTAAATCTGAACTGTTTCTATCCGGATGGTTTGCGGTGCCGGAAAAGTTAACATTTGTTAATCCCGTCACGGCTGACACTGACGTGAAAGAACCTACGGGGGAAGATATTATCCTGCTCCTGGAACACCAGATGTTTTATTGCGGATACCCCGGCGATCCGTGGCAGCTGACACCTAACGAGATTTACCAATACATTAAAGCGCATAACGAGCGGATTGAGCAGGAACGGGAACAGCAGAACTTTAACGCTGCGAATATCTGTGCATCGGTATTCAATGCCCGTAGAACCTCCAGGCAGGATCCGGTAACTAAATGGCAGGATTTCATGCCGAGAAAAGATAGCGGGGATAGTCAGCAGACGGCACAGGACCAGCAGAACCTTATCATGCAATTGAACGCGATATACGGCGGGCAGGTGGGATAAATGGCAGATACTATTATCGGGACGTTAAGGGCTCTGTTAACGCTGGATACTTCACAGTTTGATAAAGGAGTTACAACCGCCACGCAGAAATCAGCGGGGCTGGAAAAAGAGTTAGGTCTTATCAGCACCGGCGGAACATTGGCGGCGGCAGGGTTGGCGGCAATGGCAGCGGAAGCAATAGCCGCTACGAACCGCGCCGGAGATTTCGCTGACCAGATAAAAGATGCGTCTACTATCCTCGGAATGTCAACGGACCAGATCCAACGGTGGAAATATGCAGCGGATCAGTCCGGGGTATCTTTTGACGCATTAACTACCGTCATGCGGATGTTTACCCAGAACATCGGGAAGACCGGCCCGGCATCGGAAGAGCTGGTATCGACAATGCAATCGTTAGGGGTGTCGATAAAAGACGCTAACGGAAACTTCCGGGATACTAATACTCTGATGCTGGAATCACTTAAAGCACTTCAACAGATGGACGACCCGGTTGAACGGAACACTTTAGCCATGCAACTTTACGGGAGGTCATGGTCAGAACTTGCAGACTTCATGGAAAAAGATGTGGATCTAGCTAAGCTCATGCACGATGCCGATCCGATATCTCGATACCAGTTAGATCAGGCAGAGGCATACAAAAACAAAATGGGAGCGTTAGGGTCAGAGTTCGACCAGATCCAGATTAAAATAGGGATAAAACTATTACCGGCATTTAATGCGTTGGCATCGTGGTTCTCCAAAGCGGGAGTACCGGCGATAGAATGGTTTATGGATACCGTTTCCAGAGGATTGACCAACATGACCATTCTGGCGTTAAAATCAGCCGATTTCCTTAACGGAATACTTGGTAAACCAACTAATTACGTTGACCAGTTCGAAGCATCCATTGCAGAACAGGTCAGAAAAAACAATGCTGCCATGAGTGGTACATATCAGTCATGGACAGCCCCAACAATAGACATTTCGTCAGGTGGCGGCAGCATTCCGGCGATCTCTGGCGTTGGCGGAACTTCCGGGATAATGACAACCAGCTCTGGCGGTACTGTTATAAAATCATCAACTTCTAATAAACTGATAGATGTGGGCACGTTAACATACTCCCAGTTCACCCAACTATCCGGGGTAGATCAGACGTTGGCGGTTAAAGCCGGGTTTAACCCCTACGCAGGAAATACCACGGGGGGGACGGTTCCCCCGATTACCGGAACCACAACATACGAGGCATCATTCGGTCAAATGTTGAACAAGCTTTCAAAGGTATCAGGATTATCGCCATCTGCTAAGGCGGTCATTACCAAATATAATAGTATGGGATCAAATACCTCCCAGGCACAGCAGGATATCAGCACGTTAAGGTCAAGACCGAATTCGCCGGAAGCCCAGGCGATTATCGCGCGGGTGCTGAAAGAACGCGGCCCGATGGCCGGGGATAGTTCAGTTGAGGGAACCATAGATTATCTCGAAGCGGGTTTAACGTCCGGCGCCATCCACAACCAGTATATATATCCAACAGGGAACGAGTTTAACGCGTTAAAGTCAGATTGGGACCGGCTGACCGGAGGATCGCACCCGATGCTGGACGCTCAGGGGAACGTTATCGTTTATGTTCAAATTGATGGGCAAGAGGTAGCTAAAGCGGTCGTGAACAAACTTGCCCTGTTAGGAGTGTCGGTGTAATGTCCGCCTCATCATACCGGCCACTATCCCTCGTTGTTGCCGCGTCCACAAAGACGGATTATCTAACGCCGAACTCGTTACGGCTTTATGATGATCTTGATTCCCGTTCATCTCTGTCATTCCAGCTTAGGATGCCCACGTCTGTCTTCGGCAACCCGGTAGGGTATCCTGTCTATCTCGCCGCAGGGACCAGTAATGTATATACTACAATGGCTGGTATCAGAAACCCCACCTTTGACGGGGAACTATACTCCACAACGATAGGATCAGATTGGTTCCAGGGACTATCATCATGTTACTGGAGAAAGCGGATCGATGGTCTTGGTGGATCGGCATACCTGACAACAAACACCATGAAATTCGTTAACGTGGCTACAAGTTCAAACCAGATCCTTGAAGGTTATCAGAACCTCTATGGCACGTATTCATCGAACGCCATCCCGATAGAACCATATACCGATTATCGGGTATCTGTTAACTCGTCAATTAACCTCTCTGCCCTTAACCGTGGATATACACGGATGGTTATCTATACCGGGGCATCCAGTACCATGTCCGCTATAGCCACGTTGACTGATACCACAACACTTGTAGGAGATATTACCCTTACAACCAATTTCTCAAATACGACTGATAGATATATGGATATCCGGTTAGGCCTGATCTATGGAAAGGGGACTGTGGCGTTCAGCGGGCTTACTTTAGAGAAGATCACACCTCCGTATATCTTCGGGGGGATTGTTGATAACTTCAAGGCGACGGTCTACCCGTTTACATCCTATATGCAATTGGACTGTAATGCGGTTGATTTCTCTGTAATGGTTGGAAAACGGGTGGCGTATTATTCTTATAAGTCATCAGGACTGGGAGATTATACCCTTGTCAACACATCAGAAACGTTCACCGGCGACGGGGTAACAAGAGCGTGGGCGCTGACATATCCTACAGCGTCATCAGTAGATCCAACCATTACCCTGAACGGTCTTGCCTGCGATACGACGGCGTTCGGCGGCACATCCACCCACGGATATTATTATACCCCGTCGTCTAATTTCATCCTCGGAAATACAAGCAATAGTGCCCCGGCAACCACAGACTCCCTGAAGGTAGTCTACAAAGCGCAGGTTGGCACAACAATGTATGCTTCAGATATTATCAAGCATATCAACGAGACCTTTTTAGATGGGGAAGTTATTGATGCGGAAACGTGCGTTGAAACTGGTCCCGCGATATCAGAACTTAATGCCAATTATACGCCCGTTGATAATGTTTTTAATTCAATATCCAATATGACCGGGTATTCGTGGTATGTTGACCCGTGGCGGCGCATTCACTATTTTTCCAGCACTAACGCATCGACCGCACCGTTTGATATAACTTCAACCTCTAACAATTGGCGTGACCTCACTGTGTCGCAGGGCCTCGGCCAGTATAGAACGCGGCAACACATCCTTGGTTCCTATGCCTCCGTAGTGACAACAGAGTCGTTTAAAGGAGATGGATACACCAGGACATGGACGTTATCAAAGCCCGTGCAGGATACACCAATGGTCAAGGTTGACGGGTACACTGTATCATTGGGTGTTGCCGGGGTTGCTACATCAACACAGGCGGCTTATTGGAATAAGGCAACGAACCAGGTATTCACAAATTCCACAAATTCAGCTTTAGCCAGTACTGATTGGATCACCGTCCAGTATAACGGGCTTGTACCGGGAGTGGCTACGGTAGAGAGCTCTTTTGCGATATCAGTAAATGCGGGAAGGGAGTCAGGTTCCGGGATTCGTGAAGTCGTAGAGCAAACCCCGAACAGACTATTCACCAACGCAGCCACGATATCTTACGCCAATGCCGTGCTAGAAAGATATGGGGGTTTACCAAGGACCATAACATTTGAAACTGACATGGATGGGTTGGCTCCAGGGATGATAATCTCCTTTGACCTGCCACAACATGCCATAGAGGCCGCGTTCGGTCTGCATCAGATAACATCAATATCAGCGCGTGATGTTGATCGAAGAACAATGAGGTATAAAGTCACTGCTATGTCCGGGTATAACCCGCAATGGATTAAATACTTTAAATCGTTATTAACAGAAAAATCGGTGTCTAACGGTGTTCCATACGAGAACCTGACATTAATGGCATCCACAACATAACCCCTTTTTATATTTCTCTTTTTTCAATAACCGGGCAATCTGTCACATTCGTGAGATAATGAGGGATAATATCGTATGATATGATAATACTTCTTTTTTTGTATTACATTTTCACGGCCTCTCACATTTGTAATACATTTATATACTAAAAGCGTGTATTACATATTATCACGAAAGTGAGAGTGATGAAGATGAAAGACGGAACTACAAGTTTTCGGACGGATGCGAAACTCCGCGCCCGGCTTACGGCTTTGAAAAAGGCGAAGGTCGGGAAGAACATCTCGGAGCGAATCTGTCTGGGTATTGTCTGCCTGTGTAAACAGCACGGGTTGGAGGTCGAGGCATGACCGCAGAATCGGTGTTGATTATGATCCTCGTTATCGTAGCGACCACGGCGTTCGCCGGGACGGTTGCGTGGGTTGTTTCCCGGAGGCCGTGAATGGCTGAAGTCAAGTTCCCGGTATGCCGCCCGCGCGAGTATTTCGAGGGTGATCTCGGATTGTCACCGGAACTGGTGGACAAATTGGTGGAAGATGGAAAAATCAAGATCATGGAGTTAGGATATGGAATCAATTGAGAAAACAGGGGGCAGGGATATTGGAGCGCCTGCCAATAAGGTATCGCAGTCTGGAAAGAAAAACCGTTGCATTAACCTCCATGAGAACTGGGGGAATGTTTGTCTTGGGATGCACGATCCAAAGGGGAACTGTCTGCGGTGCGTGGATGTTATGATGGAACACCACTGCCCGAAGAACCGGCGGGTATCCCCAATCATTGATGCCGATATCCAGAACGCATATCTGGTGGGGAGGCAGCTGGTATGATCCTCCCTGAGAACGGCGCGAGTATGGCAGACGCGGCAAATACCCGCGAGAACGAGCTGCCGGATATCTGCGAGGACTGCGGGGAAGATCCGGAAAAATGCGGGTATTCCCCGGAAGAGTGTGAGGAGATCTACGCACAGCAAGCGGCTGAAGTTGCGTGGGAAGGCGCGAGGGATGCCCATGACTGAACCGCAGAAGGTATCCGTCTGTAAGTTCTGCTCGCAGGAGATCACATGGCACAAAGATCCGGTATCCGGCAAGAACTATCCAAAGAACCTGAACGGCAGCCCGCATCTCTGCCGGAGCGCAGCACCAGCTCAGGAGAAGACGCCGGACCAGATCGCCAAGGAACGGGAGGAATACAACCGGAAAGCACAGGCAGCGGGGTTTACCACAGGTAACAATTGCACGTCCCCTGACATTCCCGCTCTGAAGACCGTAGAAGGCCAGATCGTTACCCTCGACATCCCTGCTCATAAAGTCTGGTTGAAGGATCGGGCGGGAGCCACCCACTATTTCATCTGGGGACCGGCTCTCCATGACCAGATGTCAAAACTTAAACAAGGGTGGTTCTGCAAACTTACCGGCGAGTATGAGAAAGACGTTGACCTCTGGCGGTTAGAAGCGCAGGAGTTCTTCAAACGTCCGGACGATTGGCCGGCTACGGTTCACCGGCGGGTGTTCGAGCGGAACGACAAACTGATCGTTGTCCAGACAATGCTCAAAGCATACTGCGAGCTCTGGTGTTCTACCAACACCCCGGATCAGGTTACGTTTGCGGATGCCCGTGAGGATATCCTTGCAGCGATAGAGGCCGACCTTCCGAGGGTGCTTAAGGCCGGGGGGGTGCTCTGATGTGCAACGCCTTCTCGTGCATTGTCACGAAACGGAAAAAAGCCGTCTGGAAATTCGGCACCGATTCACATGACGACCTTCTGAAAATCGCAAAGATTGACGATGACACGAAAGATCCGAAACTTATCAAGTTCTGCCGGGTCGAGATCAGCCCGAAAAACATGGATTATATCAATCCAGACAAGTGGCTATTCAAAGTCGATATGGATTTCACCCCAACGTGGTGGACAGACGATCACGAGAAAGCCGCATGGGAAGCCTTCCAGAAATGGAGCAAGTTGCTGGATGCTGTGCTGGTGCGGAAGCCAATTGTGCACCCATTTAAGGTTACGTCTCCGGAGGTCACGAAGGAACATATTGATCTGCTTAAACAATGGCCCAGCGCGTGGTCCAGCGCGTGGGACAGCGAGGGGTACCGCGTGGGGGACTGCGTGGGGGTCAGCGTGAGGGACAGCGTGTGGGACAGCGTGAGGGTCAGCGTGGGGGACAGCGTGGGGTACAGCGTGGGGTACAGCGTGGGGTACAGCGCGTGGTCCAGCGCGTGGTACTGCGTGGGGGTCAGCGTGAGGGACAGCGTGTGGGCTTATTGCGGTTCGTTTTTCCGGCTTCCTCGATCCGATTGGGGATATACCGATAACATCGCAACTGAAGGATACCCGTTCCAGTGTCTGGTTACACTGTGGGAAATGGGGTTGGTGCCATCATATGATGGTAAGGTATGGAGGCTGCACGGTGGTCCGGACGCAAAGGTGTTGTGGGAAGGTGAGTTCTGATGGACGCCACAGAACCCCGGCCCGTTTTCAATATGGACTGTGGGAAATGCGAGTATGAGCCGGTATGCTGGATACCGTTACGGGTAGCCAACAAACTCTCGCACCGCTGGTTCCAGTTCTGCCGGCAGGGACGGAAACGGAAGGTTATCCGACAACAGACAATAGCGGAAGTTCTGGTGCAGTTCGAGCAAAAGAAAGCGGAGGTGATGGCGTGAAGGTCAAGTTGGTGGATGTCGATAACAAATACCGCGAGAAATCCAGACGGGGATTACGTTGGCAAAATCTTGCGCTGATGAAGATATCAGCATACGAAAAGGCGATGGGAAATGTGGTTGGGTTCGATATTGAGCGCCCGGATAAAACCTATGTATCCTGTGTCTTTGAAAAGCACCGACTGAACGCCATCAAAGAGTGTTGCGATGTCGAGCAGGGTATCACATTTGGGGGGTCCGGGATCTCTCTCTCTTTTGCACTCCCCCCACAGGTGGAACTCTTGAAACCAGATTATGATTTATACCCGGTTGAAAGATACCATCAACATTCTCTCGGATTCACAACGCGGGGATGTATCCGGAATTGTGAGTTCTGTATAGTCACTGAAAAAGAAGGTGTGTTCCGCCGGATTCAGCACGTTAAGGAATTTGTGGATTTTCGGTACAAGAACGTCACACTGTTGGATAATAACATTCTGGTGGATAAGGAATGGTTCTTTGAAAACACGAATTGGATTATCGATCATAAACTCCGGTTGAACATCTCGCAGGGGATGGATATACGGCTCCTTACCGATGAGATCGCAGAACACCTGCACCAGATCAAGTTCGTTGACCAACAGATGCGGTTTGCGTGGGACCGGGTAGAGATGGAAGAAACCGTGAAAGCCGGTATCGAAATGCTGAAAGAACACGATATTAATGTCCGGCGCAATGTGTCCTTTTACGTTCTTTCCGGATACACCAACCCGAAGACAGGCGTTTCCGTACCCTTCTGTAAAGATGTCTATCGTTGCAACCGCCTGAAAGAGATGGGAGTATTGCCTTATGTCATGCCGTGGGAAGGTGGAACCCCTATGGTGCGAGCATTGGCAAGATGGGCGAACAGGAGAAGGTTGAGGGGAAAACCATTCTGGCAGTATGAACGGATGCCTAAGGCGGTGGTTTAAATTTCAAGATGTATCCAGTTCCACCACCTTTATGATAAGGATGCGGAAGCCTGCGGGATGTCGCCGGCATCCAAATCCTATTACAAACGGTATCGGGATGTAGTGAAGAAGATATCCGGCCAGAACCTTGATGAAGATTCTATTTACCAGAACTTCACGGAAGGCGCGTATCGGGTTATCCTGTCAATTAAAAACGAGGATACCCGGACAGACGCATTATCGTATGTATCTGAATGCCTGCACCACGATGAGAAGGTATCAGACCGGGATCTCCGTGGGTGGTTGAAAGTCTGGAAGATTGAGCACGGCGAACCGGAAAAGTTAACAAATGTTAATCCGGTTACGCCGGACATCGACGTTAAACCGGAAGTGCCGATCCAGTCCCTCGCCCAGCTTGCACAGGATAGAGCGAACAAAGCGGCAGAGGAGATCACGGGCATCAAAGCGGTATCCCCGTTCCAGACTGCGGCACAGGTCATGCAGCACGATAAGGATCCGCTTGGCGTGAACCAGATGTTCGCCCCAATTATCACTGATACCATTATAAAGGTATCACCAAACAGCGATACCCCAAAGACCGAGAAAGAGCTGTTCATGGACGCCTGCCAGTCAGCATACGAGCACGGGAAACCCGATTTCAAACTGGCGATTGACGAGCTGATGCGGTATCATCCATCCTGGAAAGATGCCGGAACTGTGATCTATTTCTGCGTGACTGACCCGAAAGAGGCAGCAAGAGGGAGGAAAGGATGACACCCCCCCCTTCATTGCCTATGGAACTTTTAAAAAAGGATACCGTGCCAAAAAATGTCTATAATAAAATGATAATAAAAAATGCCTTGTGTATGGTTTGGTCTTTATTATTATATAAAGGTTACCCTGCAAGTTCATGGAATTTCATACCAAGTCAAAAGTTTAAAAGTTCCATCGGCAAAATGGGGTGGGGGTGTAACCCCGTTTAGGAAAATATATATAATTATAAAATGAAGGTATCATCATGGAAAACGAAGTTCAGATGTTTCCAGAGTTACGATGTCCAAATTGCGGATATAAATCGCTTTACTGGCGCAAACGCGCCGGGTCGTATAGTTGTCAGAAATGCGGGAAGACATGTAGCCGAAAGGCGGTGACCGAGAGTGCCGGGACAACAAATTGAGTTTTGTTCTTTCTGTAATGCCCCGGCACCGAAGCATGAGGGTGGGGCAGAGATTAACGGGATATTAGTATCCGGTAAGTTCTGCTCTAAGGACTGTTTTGATACTTGGCTACGATGGAAAGGCGCGTTATTATCATCAAAGGTGGTGGCGGAATGACTGACGGTGCAAAATGCGGGCGGAACCGCCGGATACGGGCGGAGCTCTACCCGGAGATCGAAGCTATGGCGCCTGGGACCGTCATCACCACGGCAACACTGGTTAAGAAATACAGTACCGGATCCCGTCATGTCAACAGTCATTGTATGGGCGACCTGTTGCGGGAACTGGATACCGTTGAACGGGTATCCTGTGGTGTGTGGAGGAGGGTAGCGGTATGACGGGATATTGTCCTGAGTGCGGGTGGAACATGGACGCCGTGATCTTCTACGGTAACAACGGGGCATACCTGCGGGCATGTTGTACGTTCTGCGGATATACCGCGCCGGTGGTGACAGCATGACAGCAAACACCAGGTATCGTAAGGTCATCATTGCTCTTGAAAAGATCCGAGAGCACCGGAAGACGTTTGCAGCCCGTGACCTTTCCAAGATGCTTGACATGACACCAACGACAATCGGGAATATCTTGAGGTTTATTCGTGGTGTAGAATATGTGTCTTATCCCCAAGGCTGGCGGTTCACGGGGGAACGGTTGGAAGTGTCAGTATGATTCTCTCATTCAGCGTATTCCGCGAGAAGATCTTGAGCGGGGAGAAATGCCAGACAATACGGAAATTCACTAATAAGAAATGGTCAATGGCAAAGAACGCCCGGAAATATCAGTTGTATTGGGGAAACCCACGGAACGGTGGCACCCTTATAAAAGAGGTAAACCGATCCTTTGATCCGTTTGTTATCGGGTTTCAACAGTCAGACAACCCAATCTTTCTGTATAAGGATAATTACACCCTCTCATCACAGAGCCAGCACCAGCTAGCCCGCAACGACGGGTTTACAAATGTAAATGAGATGGTTGATTGGTTCCATGAGCATTACGGGGATTCCATGTATGCGGAGCGGTTTATCGTGTTCCGGTGGTTGCCATGACGGACGGCAGCGTCACCTGCCCGCAGGCCCGGCGAACCAATACCCGCCGGGTAAAGAAATCGAACACCTACCAGACAAAAGCATGGAAGGATACCGTAGCGGCGTTCGTTGCCGGTAAGAAGTGCGAGTGGTGCGGGTCCACGGAGAACCTGCTGGCACACCACCCGTACCGGGACACCCAGGACAGCATCTACCAAGACCTATACCTCTCGGGTTGTATCGTCCTGTGTAACACCTGTCATTTCATGTTCCACCGGCGGCACAAGCGGAAATGTCCCGTATGTCGGGAATACTGGACGGATCTGGATGTTGATCGGTGTTATCCCTGTCACCTGAAAGCAAATCCGGAACTGGCAACGGTTATCAAGGAACGTGCGGAGAAACGGGCGGCGGATATGAAATCTCAGACTGACGCCCGGAACGCCAAGGCCCGGGCAGCCAAGCGGCGGCATCCGTGCACTTATCATAGGATTGGCGGCAAGTGCGGGCGGTCGGCTATCGGCTCGCGGTGTGAATATGCGCCAACGAAAGCATTGGCAGGTTGTGCCGAAGCGCAGGCGAAGAAGGGGGCGTAGGCATGAAACCATACGTTATATTACTAACAATGGTCCTGCTCATCCTGCCGGTACTGGCAGAAGACAGCGGGTTTGTAACTTTCCAGATGCGGGGGGTTACGGTACAGGACAACCAGATCTTAGTGGTCAGGGACGGCGAGCCGGCTAACCTGTCATACCTGCCGGACCATACCGACGGCGTCGGTGACAATCCGGGGGTGTTCGTGGCAACCACGTTACCGGACGGAATCAGCGAGATATACCGGATGTCAGCAGGTGAGTATGTCGCATACTTACGTCAGGGGAACGCCGACCAGCCGGAAGAACAGAAGTTCGTTGTTGTGCCCGGGGAAATAACGCGGGTAACGTTCCTTGGCGCTGCGTATGCGTCTGGGGATGAAGGTTGTTGCAGCTGTCATAACATCACGGTAACAACACCAACATACACTATCCACCATGACGAGATTAACCATACTGTCCTGCACCCGGCAGGGGTAGAGGTTGTCACGGTCATAGATACCCCGGCATGGACGGAAACCAAGATTATAACAGAGGAATGGTGGGAATACGTCATTGATAGGTTAGGCCACTGGGAATACCGGACGTTACCTAACGGGGTATGGAGCGATGATTACATCTACGGTTGTACTCACACGGAAGACGTAACCGGGTATAACGAGGTTATGTGTTTAACGCCGGTCAAACGGTGCGAAACCAGATGGATAACGGAACTTTGGCATATGGTATTACATCCGGCAGTAACGGAAGAGGTTTACCATCCTGCGAGTACCCATACAGAAACCCGGACGGTAGGAAAGCCGTGGTATGAGATTATCGTGGATGTCCCGGCATGGGATGAGCAGGTTTGGGCGGTTACGCATGAGGAACGGGTATGCGGGCAGCGGTTAGTGTGCCCGTGCGGGTGCGTGAAGCGGGAGGCCGTGCATGGGTGAGCTTACGCACCTGTCCCTGTTCAGCGGTATAGGCGGGATTGATTTAGCGGCAGAATGGGCGGGATTTAGAACCGTGGGACAGGTGGAACTCGCAGACTATCCCTTTCGCGGTGCTCTGCAAACATTGGCCAGACGTGCCAAAGTGGAGGGATGTTAGGGATGTCACAGCAGAATCTGTCAGAGAACGAACAGGATGTAACCACATTACCCTTATGTCCGGAGGGTTCCCCTGCCAAGATGTCAGCGATGCAGGAAAACGCGCAGGTATCAATGGCAGCCGGTCCTCTTTGGTTTATGAACAAATCCGGTTACTCAACGATATCAAACCAGATTATGCTGTATTTGAGAACGTCGCAGGATTTCGTAGAAGAGGACTTACAGAAGTGCTCGGAGAAATTACCAAGGTCGGGTATGATGCGGAATGGTATTCTCTACGAGCTTCCGGATTTGGAGCATCCCATAAACGAGAAAGAATCTTCGTCGTTGCCCACGCCGTTGGGTGCTTCGATGAATCCGGCTGCTCACGGACAGGTGAATGGAGAATGGAAAACCAAAATCAATCGGATGCTGTCGCTTCTCCCAACCCCACGAGCCAGCGAGTCGGATCAGGGACCGGTCAACCGAGAGAAAATGATCAAATCGGGATCGTCTTGGATCGGACAGAAACGGGGAGCAACGGTATCAACAATAATAGCGATGCTTCCAACACCGACATGCAGGGATTACAAGGGAGGGACGATTGCCAGGGTACAAGCAGGAAACCCGAAACGGGCTCTGGATTGCGAGATGCAATGTCGTGGCCTGAAGTTGCAGCCAGCCTTTGTAGAGTGGATGCAAGGATTCCCGATCGGTTGGACCGTTTCAGATGCCTCGGAAATGCGGTCGTCCCGCAGCAAGTCTACCCGATCCTCAAAGCCATCGCGGATATTGAAAGAGGAGCATCCCATAGCGGGGAGCGTGAGTGAGCGATGAGCGATGGCGCATGGTTAATGCCCCCGGACCGGTTCAAGGCGTTGGATGACGAGTTCCATTTCACGTTTGATCCGTGTCCGTGCCCGAAGCCGGAAGGATATAACAGTCTAAACCTAGAATGGGGGGGATCGAATTTTGTAAACCCACCATTTCACAAAGAGAACGGGATTGGTCCAACCGCGTTTATGCGGAAAGCAATTGAAGAGCACAAGAAAGGGAAAACCGTGGTGCTTGTTGCCCCGACGCAATCCTATGTAAATCTGATGCTGGAAGCCGGTGCGGAACTCCGTTCAATGGGACGGATACGATGGCTTCACAAGGAAACCAAGGTGCCGTGTAAAGACCCCTCCCCAATTACAGCGTTTATTTTGAGAGGCAGAACATGACCGCAGCGGAACGGGCACTCTACGACCGGATAGCGAAATTGCAGGGAACGATGTTCAAGCTGATCGGGAACCTGGAAAGCATCAAGATTCAGTTAGCGGGGTGAGGTCACATGACGAAATCAAAGAAACCGGAAGCTCGCTGGTTATCAGAAGACTACCCGGTTGTTGTTCTCTATGCACACCTATC